AATGCACCTGCTCCACAGAAAGCCTGTTTAACACCTGCTTCTGGAACATATTGGAATACTTTTTCCATATCATCAACAAAGCTAGAATAACTATAACTTGCTTCAGACACAGTAAACTTATTCTGTGAATCACCAGAGGAATTACCATACTTATTAATAGCAGATATAATACCATAAGTAGTTCGTGCTTTTTTACCACCACCATCTGTACGATGAGTATCAGCCATTGTACCTGTACCATCTAAGGCTGTACCATCCGCACTTTGTCCAAATAAGAAAGCTCTTTCTTTTTGAATTTTGTGCTCTTGACCTTTTAAGACACGAAGTCTTGCAAGTTCAGATGATTCACCTCTAAGTGATGCTTGTAGTAATGTACCTGTAATCTCTAAAGGTGTTTTGAAGATTTGAGTAGAATTATAAACTACTTTCAACTCATCAGCCCATGGCTCAGGTGAATAAGTTCCTTCACCATGTGCGTTACCTACAACTACTAACCAATCATGTTCGGCTACTACAATAGTTGCACCAGAAAGACTAACAAGTTCAAAATCACTACCTGTTTTCTCTCTAATTAATACAGTACCCTTAGATGCTGTACCTGTAATAACACCTGCACCTGCTCCATCTTCAACTGCACCTGAAGCCCATACTTCACAGATTAATCCAGCCCATGAGCTATATTCTGTTGAATTTACACCGTCACCGCCTTCTAATCCAATTGTGTATGAAGGTGTCGGCATATCCATACCTACATCACTATCAGGAACAGTTCCTGCACCTGTAGATGATAACTGTATCTTTTGATTTACCCATGGATTTCTATGTTCAAACATTTTAAACACAGGGTCATTTGTTTGTCTAGTTTCTTTAGTAGAAACTACTGTAGTAAAGGGAGTTACATCAGTCCAGAGTTCTTTAGTTACATTCGGGTCGATGTAAAAATCTCTACGGTCTGTAAAAAGAACACCTGATGCTCCCAGATTCTTAATTGCCATTTATTCTATCTCCTTTTGGCGTTAGAAAATAGAGACGCTGAGAAAGCTTGGTCATCTGTCATCGGAGCAGGAGCTTGTCCTTTTTGGACTGCTGAAGTCATTGGGACTTTTAATCGTTCTTGCTGTTGTTGCATTTGTACCACTTTCTGCTGTGACTCTATTTGTTGTTGATTACCGTTTTTTTGCATTTCATAGAGTGCTTTAAGATTATTCATAGAGATATTTGAGGGATTGGAAGCCCATTGAACAAAGCCATCCGCATCTGTTTCAGTATAACCCCATGACGCTATTGCGTTATTACGAGTGTTATTATGTAACATTTGCTGTTGCTGGTAATGCATAGCTTGTTGCTGTTGCATCTGACGAGCTTGGTCAATGTTTCCATACCAATCTATCATATCGTCTCTATGTTTATCTAAAGACATTCTATATTTAAACGACTCACTATTGGGGTCGTTATACGCATCGACCTCGTTGTAAGAATGTGGTTTCTCTGGTCTGAGAGGTTTCTGCAATGATGTCTGCTGTGGATTTCCCTGTTGAGGGTTTAATCCTTGAGTTTCACCATTGGATAACGATTCTAAGTTATCGAGTACCCTTGGATTAGCTTTTATAACTTGCTCTACTGGAGCTAAAGTATTTTTATAATAATCCAGCTCATCCTGTACTCCTCTTAACTCGTTCTTAACCTTATCAGCTTGTGATTGCCAATATTCATGTCTACGAGGGTCATCTTTAGTCTCGCCCTGCTCTACTGTTCCCTGTTGAGGTACAGCCTCTTGAGTTTGGGGTTGAGTTACATCTCCCATTGGAAATGTTTGCCCTTGGGGCATACCTTGTTCAGCAATTGATTTATTTCCAAATATAGGGTCTGCTGTTACAGGAGTAGTCTCAGTTTGAGGCACCTGTGCAGTCTCTACTGGAAATTCACCAGCATTACTTTGTTCTAGGATTTGTTCCATTTTTACTAACCTTTATTTTCGTTGTTTGTCTAAAGACAGCAACAACATTAAGCCAGACCTAACATTTCTTCATTTAAGTCTGTTTGTTCGGTACCTTTATCTCCCTGCACCTCTTTGACAGCCTCCTTGACTTTACTAAGCTCGTCTGATGCTCTTGATTTATAAAGAGATGATGCCATTTCAACCTTAGCTTCTGCCTTGGCTAACTTGACCTCATATTTCATCAGCTCAACTCGTTTACGGTCATGAAGTGATTCTCTCTGTGCAGTTTGAAGGTCACCTTTAAGTTTTTTAACTTCCTCACCCATCTGTTGCACTTGACCTTGGAGTTTGGCTGTTTGACTAGACCTTTGTAAAACGCCTTCCATGTCTGCAACATCTGTTTGTTTTAATAATTCTGTTTGGTCAATAACGCCTAATGAATACAATTCTTTATAATATTCAAAGCGAGCCCATCTGTTGGAGGGTAGGGTAGAACCACTAACTACTACAACATCATATTTGCCGATAGTAACATCATTAATTCTACCCATAAATCGACCTGTAACATCAGAATACATACTCTGATTAATTCTTAATTCTTTAGGAACGCCTGAGTTAGGCTGGATTAAACGGACAACTTTCTCATCGGTAAAGTAAGCTTGTATTAAACCTACAATTACTTTCGCCATCATATTCAGAGAGAACTCAATATCATCTTTCTTTGATTTGATTCTTCTCTGTCCGTACTCATCAAGAGCCACAGTTCCTTTATAGGTCTGCGGTGCCGAACCTTGGTCTCCCTGCATTAAAGCGTAAATACCTAATATTCTCTCAATATCAGCCTTTGCATCAGCCTCATTCTTATAAAGCTCATTAGGTAGTGGAACTGGACCTGCTACAATCGGCTGTCCTAGTTCTGGGTCGTATTCTATAACCGCAGTACCTGCACGACCCCATTGTTCTTCCAGCTCTTTTCTATCCATGCTACCCCTAGGAATAAGTAGCTTAACATTAGTAGAACTGGATGCGTGAGCAATAATAAGAGAACGAATCTTATTAATATACTCTTGCAGACCCTTGACAAGACGAACATCACTAATTGGAAAAGGATTTCTATTATGACCATTCATAAAGGCGACAATCGGATAATTTTCAATAGGTTTAATTATTGAGTACATCTCTTTATCACCAACAGCTACATTGCATTCAATATGGTCTACAATAATATCATTTACTGTAATGTGACCTTCTTCAATAAGATGACCTATCGTCATCGGTACAATGTCTGTTGTTGAATTAGGAATAGAGTTTTCAGTTTCTGAGCCTTTAACCTGAATAGGCTGACCTGTCATCTTATCCATAGTTAAATGGAATCTACCATCATATTGGTCATATAAGGCTTGAGTCTGTTCTACCATCTTAGGGTCAGTTACTATTTGCTCACCTTGTGGTCCTAATATCAAAAACGCTGGTTGCTGGACATAGCTCTCAAAATCTTCTTCTTTTAATATCTGCTCTTTGTCCATTATAGGGTCATAAGTACGCTTATATGGAATCTTAATCTTAGTAAAGCGTTCAAACAGTTCTAGCTCCTCATTATCGTCATTTGCTATCGAACCATTTGACATGAAGCGTTCACCTGAGACCTGCTCATCGTACATACCATATCTTGTGGTACTTACTGTTGATGTATAGTCTGTAGGTACTGCATCTTGTATTATATCCTGATAATCTGGATAGTCAGCTTTAAGCTGGCTTTTCATAATTTTTTTAGCTACAATAATATGAGACGCATCCTGTAAGAAGGGGTCTATACTATTAGGGTCTACATACAGGTGTAAAGGGTCTACTGCTTTTACAAACACATCACCCTTACCATAATCAGCATTAGGGTCATAATACGCACACATGGCACCCATGCCTTTTACATAATAATCATCTATCACCTGCTTTAAGACGCTATCACCATTCGAGTTATCCCATACCCATGACATTAAATCTGAGAATATTCTACCTGTATTTACATCTGAATCATCTCTGCCTGTGGATTGAAACTTAGGGGAATTTGAGGTGAGCATAGCTTTTGCCTGCTCTACTGCGGAATGGACAACATTTACAACAACAGGAGTCTGTGCTCTCTTCTTTAGAGCATCGACATGTTTATCTTCCCATTGTTTACCATAACGGAACTCATTATCTTCAACAGCCTGTTTAGCCCATTTAGAGCGTGCAGAACTATATTCTTCTAATAAGTCATGTGTTAATTTGACTGATTCAGGTTTTTGGGGCATTGGCGTATTAAACGACCTCCATTAAAGTTTGTTCCATTTATTTATATTACGCTACTAACCAACTATAATCATTAGTAAGATTAATATTACGCTTCTTGGTAGTATCTTTATTGATATTATGAGTAGGAGTATAAGATTTCTTATTAGCATAATAGAACCCATCTAGTAAATCATCATGCTTACTTCTAGGGTATAATAGTAATTCATTCCTAAAATCTTCCATATCTCCTTGCATAAACACCTTCTTTTGTGCAAAGTAAGGCTGTAATGTCTCTAGTCTAGATGATTTAGATGTTCTGGGATTTTCTTTTATCTCCAGCCCAGATATAAATAATCCTTCTTCTTCACAACGCTGTCTGATATATTCTCTCAACATCTCCTGATAACCTACTGATTCTATCCTACATTTATCAGGTTTATATAATTTAAATCTTTCTATTATAGCATCTGCCAAAGCCATGGGGGAAACACGCTTGCGGAAATAAGGTAACATATAGCGGTTATTATCTTTATCAACAGCAACAGTAACAATAGTTGAAAAATCAGCTGTTTGTCTAGTAGAAGATGCAGGGTCAATACCCATAAAAATATTAACAGGGATTTTCTTATCGCATTTTTCTCCCTTAAACTCTGTGAGATGTAGTGTTTTGTTTTCTGCCAGATTGCCTTCATAGTATTGAAAATACTTCTCCTTAAATAGTTGGTCCTCATCACCTACAATCTCACATAAGTATTCTCTATAAAACACACTCACTCTACTAATAGATTCTAGCTCTTCCTTCTTCTCCTTTAACTTGCTAATTGGTTGCCATTCTTCCCATAAAGCTTTATTATTAGCCATATCAGGTCTAAATAGCATATTATTCCAACCCTTCATTTCTTTCAGCGTTTCTACCAAACATCTTTGATGAATAGGTGTTCCAATAACTGCTAATCGACCTTTTATAGGGTCTAATGAAGGAACAGCAGACTGAAGTAACCATCTAAGGTTCCCTTCCATCGCTTCTGCTGTCTTAGTGTTATTTTCATCTTCTGGGTCGTCTACAATAATAAGTGTAGGTCTTTGATTTCCATGTTTAATTCCTCTGAGCTGTTGTCCTGTACCTTTGCAGATAATCATAGAACCATCTTTAAGCTCAACTTCTGTTTTAGCCCATGCTTTAGCTGAATGCACACCCCAATATCCAAATAATGTTCTTAATGGCGGTGAATAGTCTAATGCATCCTTTATTGTACCTAAAAGCTTTACAGCGTGGTCTTGAGTTCTTGAAACAAGTACAATAAGCTTTGGTCCTTTATCAAAGAATAAATGATATAAAGGGAACACACCTCCAACAATAGAGGATTTAGCATGACCCCTAGGAGCAATAATATTAATCTGCTTCTCATCTTCCTGCATCAATACATCAGCAATTGTATAATGAAAGTCAGGAGAGGCGGATACAAACATATTCGGCATAATAACCTTACCGAACATAATCATGTTCTTCTTTAACTTAGTTAGGACTTCCTTTTGTACTTGTTGCTCCTTATTCACTCAATTCCTTTGTTTCAGACATCTTTAGAGATTTCTTCTCCTCACTATTAATAGCATCTAATATCTTGGTGGTAACACCCATCTCTAATGACTGAGTAACTTCCTTCTTACTTGGCTTCATATCCAGTAAATCCATAAAATTCTCTGTTGCACGCAGGAATGAAGATATATCCTGCTTCTCCCTAGCCATCTCTATCGCCTCATTATGCAAGTCAAGTACCATTTCTTCTGTAATACCCTTACCTATCAGAACTTTCTTCAACTCTTCTTTTACCATACTTTGAACCTCTTTTTGTTTAAATAACTTTTTAACGGTCTTGTCAGGCTCTTTTTGGTCAGACCTATACATTGTACCCAAAACTTCCCAATCTGGCTTCTTACCAGCAATTGTGTAAGCGACAAAGGCATCTATGGTATTCTTTGTTCTCTTCTTTCTAAGCTCTGCTTCAATCCAATGCTGTGGTCTTTGGTGTGAATAAGAATTATAAGCTCTATTTTTTTCATATAAAATTTTTGAGTTCTTACTTATGAACGCCATTCCATAGCATAACTTTACTGCTACAGATGGTTTCTTCTGTTTGGATTTGTATTCTCGTCTATATAGACATTTACCTACATATCCATCATCAGAAAGACCCCAATCTCCATCTGAGCACTCTTTCCAATGGATATAATCTATACCAAGTTCATCTGCTTCATCCTTGCAATAAACATTGAACCCTACTGATTCACCATCAATTTTTTTATAAATTGTATCCATCTATATATATACTCTATATATATACTCTATATATATACTCTATATATATACTCTATATATAAATAATTACCTATAAGGTAATTATTTGTATACATACTCACATACTCACTTACTCTATATATAAACTCTATATATAGATTCAACTTAATTCTTCCTCTTTTATTATAGCTTGTTCCAGAATAGTCTTAACAATCTCTCTTTCAGCTTGATATACTTGATATGCTTTATCAAACTCTTCGTAAGCTTTAATAATCTCTCTACTATCCTCATCCGTAAACACACCTCTTTGTAAATCAAACACTTCAAAATCTTGAGACATAGATTTTTTACCCCAATTATATACTTATAATATATGCACTTTCTGTATAAATGTTCCAAAATTTATTCTAGAATGGGAGTGGTTGAAATACATTGGTTCCACCCCCCATCGAATTGGGGTTAAGGGTTGGGATTAGGTTGAGTTCAAGTGAATTGGTTGAGTTAGTTACACTCATCGTGTACACATCCACCACTCACCCACCACTATCACTCAATATATAATCCACATAAGTAACACAATGTATTACCATAGTATGATAAGAACTAAAACAAAATCTGATAAGATTCCCTGTGTGTAAAACTTCCTATCGATAAACCCAACAGAAAGGAATACAAGTTATGTTAATCAAAGTTGGATTTATAATAGGTTACACTAGAACATCTTATAAGAGCAGGCTTGCATCCTGCTCAGTTTTTTTTCACCATAGTATGATAATACTAATTAAATAAATAAGGAGTACACTATGTTATTTGAATCAGTTCATCAATTAGATTGTAAATGTTTATCTTGTGCAGAAGAACGAGAAATGCTTACAGATAAACAAATGGAAGAACAAGACCTTGAGTTCCTAAAGCATGCACAAGATAATGATATTGAGATTCCATAAGAACAGGAGGAGCTAACGCTCCTCTAATTCTTTTTACCATAGTATGATAGTTAACTATAATTAAAACAAGGATAAATAAATGGAAGCATACAGACTACTTAAAGCATTAATTAATGATTTAAAGTTTATTAAAACAAACTTTACATCTCCTTATTACAAGTACAATATAGATAAAAATATACGACTTGAATACTTTCTTGTAAAAGACGATATGAGAAAGTTATTAAAAAGATGTAGAAAATTACTATTTATGCATAAACAACAAGAATGGTCATTTAAATGTGAAGTTACTAACCGTAAGATAAAGAACCTAACCTAAGAGAGAGGCTTAACAACCTCTTTCTTTTTACCATGTTATGATAGTTAATTATAATTAAATAACAAGGATATACAAATGAAAAATACATTACTTAATTTAACTCAAAAGGGTATTCAAGTAGGTGCTTCATTAACCATTAACTCATTCTTCGTTGCTAAAGGTCTAGCAATCTTCACTAAAGAAGAG